ATGGAGACGGCATTCCAAACGATGCTGTCGAAATCACAAAAGAAAAGCATGAGGAGCTGCTTGCGGGTCAATCATCTGGAAAGATTATTAGCGGTGATGAAAGCGGAAATCCAATTTTGGTTGACTTGCCTCAATCGAGCTATGACGTTCTTCGCAAATTGGAATATCCACCAATCACCGACTATCTTGACGGTGTAGTGAAGGGTGATAAAGCGCAAATTGACGCTTACATCGCCGCTTGCAAGGCTGTCAAAGCTAAATATCCGAAACCAGAGTAAGTCACGAGTGACTTGACAAAAACGGCATTTTCAGGCGACAATCTCGCCCGAAATGCCGTTTTCGTATAAGGATTAACCAATGTCAAAAGCCGCTGAATTTGTCTCCCTGATGTTCTTTGCCCGTAACTTCACTCACCGAGAACACCTGCGGACAACCGTTTATGCGCGCCACATGGCACTGGGTGAGTTCTACGATGCAATCGTGGACTTGGCAGACAAGTTCGTTGAAACCTATCAGGGTCGCAACGGCATCATCGAAAACATTTCGCTAGATCAGTTGGATATTGAAACCGACTCGCTCACACTTCTGGAAGCGCAAGTGGCCTGGATTGACGCAAACCGCTATTTGGTTTCGCCAATCAAGGACACCACCATCCAGAACATCATCGACGAAATCATCCAGCAGTATCTCCACACGATTTACAAATACCGCACTCTGATGTGAGTCGGACGCCGCGCTTAATCACATCGGAGCTTCAATGCCAGAACCAATCACATCCACCGCCGCAGGTACAGGCTTTGTTATCGGCAAAGGCCTTTCCGCACTCGCGGGTCTTATCGGCGGCTTGAGCATTAGCGTGTTCTGGCAGCCTGAAAAAATCAAACAACATGGACGACTAGCCGCAGGCGCAATCATTGGAGCTATCTCCGTTGGTGGCGCTTTTACGCTTGGTGGTCTCGTCGCACGTTGGGCTGGTCTCGACCTCGCCGACATGGACACAGCACTCGGCATCGGCTTCATCTTGGGCGTCGCCTCAGTCGGCTTAATCAACTTCATCGCCAACTTCTTTGATCGTCGCGAAGGTCAAGACATTCTGGAAGTCGCAAAAGAAGTGCAGGCTACCCGCCGCAAGACAACTACGCGCAAGCCTAGAAAACCAGCAACAACCAAGGGGTAAAGATGGCTAATGATCTTCTGTTCAGTTCAGTTCTGATTGCCGACCTTATCGGCCTCGCTGTGATCGTCGTGGGCTTGCTCCATGAGCGTTCACACCTGTTCCCCTCGTATCACAAAGTTGGCTTGATTGTCGCTGCTGTAGGCTTGCTTGCGCAGTCTGCACAGTGTCTGCAATACCTCGTCGCTGGCATCACGGTGTCGGTGCTGTCGTTCCCTTCGTGGGCGTTCATCTCGTATGGCATCGCGGCGATCGGTGGCGGTTACGGCCTTGCGGCGTACAAAGAATTTCACCAAGTAAAGCGCGAAGAAAAGATCGAGGCTGCTGTTGTCGCTCTCCACAAGGACGAGAAGATTGCGGTTGCGGCAAAAAAGCCAGCAGTTCGGAAGACGCCGGCTAAGAAGACTGTTGTCGCCAAGAAGACAGTTACGGCAAAACGCTCATGACGCTTCCTTCACTGCCCAGTCCTTACGTGATCTTAGGCGTGGTTCTATCCACGCTTTTCGCATTTGGGCTAGGCCATCACAAAGGTTACGAGGCGTCTCAACTTGAAAACCAAGTCGCCATTTCAAAGCTGAATGAGAAGGCGCGCGCCGAAGAACAAGCGCATACAGCCCAAATCAATGACATGGCTTTTCAACTCGCAAAGGCAAACAAAGATGCAGACACTGAAATCACTAGGCTGCGCGCTGATGTTCGCGCTGGCACTCGTCGGCTGTCAGTCCCCACAACCATATACACCTGCGAAGGTTCCACCTCTGCCACCGGAAATCGGACAGAAGCGCGAGCCGAACTTGACGCAGAGACTTCTGACAACCTTATCGCCATCACCAACGACGGCGACAAAGCCATCCGGCAATTGAACGCCTGTATCGACGCATATAACGCCATTCGTTAATGGCGCAGCATAAGTCACCCGTGACTATACTTAGGAGCAATCATGGTCAACAGTCGTAGCTTAGACGTACTTCATCCAGTCGTCGCCGCAAAGGTTCGCAAGTTCATCGAAGCCTGTCACACAGCAGGCATTGATCTTCTTGTGACAAGCACCTTTCGGGACATGGAATCGCAAGCCGCGCTGTATGCCCAAGGTCGTACTGCTCCAGGCAAGATCGTGACAAACGCCAAGCCTGGGCAATCTTTTCATAACTTCCGAGTGGCAGTCGATGTAGTGCCGCTAGTCAATGGCAAACCTGTCTGGGGAACCACTGGCGAAGACGGAAAGTTGTGGGAAAAGGTTGGTGCGATAGGTGAGTCCTGTGGCCTTGAATGGGCAAAGCGATGGAAGTCATTTCCAGAACTTGCGCACTTTCAGTACACAGGCGGCCTGAAGCTGGCGGACTTACAAGCAGGCAAATCATTCACGGCCTGATTCGTTTTAACAAGGAGTTTTATGACAGCGGAGATTAAACAATTTACAGAGGCTTATAACGATCTGGAGAAATTCCCGTCTGTTGCCGATGTTGCGGAACACTTCGGTATCTCAATCAAGACAGTGCGAAACAAGGCTGGTTTCATTCGCACAATGGGTAAGTCAGACCCAACCGCGCCGAAGCTAATTCGTCGCGCCAACATCAACGACAACCCCATGTCAGAAGATGCTTCAAAATTCATGGAGCATTGGACGCCTGACGACTGTATCAACGAGCTGCAACGCATCTCGGAGATCGACCCCGAGAAGATCGTCACTCGCAATTACTTCCGCAACCATAGCGCCATCTCCGAATCAACTTGGAACCGCTACTTCGGTACGTTCGAAGAGTTCAAGCGTCAAGCAGGTATCAAGCTCTCACGTCAGCAACACGCACATGAGCGCGCCATTGCGAAACACGCATCGGTTGACCACTATCGCCGCCTGAACATTGAACGCGCTGATTTTGCAGACAAGTACATCCGCAACAACAACACCCGATTCAAAACGATTTTGGTGTGTTCCGACCTCCATGACGTTGAGATTGACCTGTTCTATCTGCGCGTCCTGATTGACACAGCCAAGCGCGTACAGCCAGATGTGATCGTTTTGGCTG